TCGCATCCTGGAGCTACCCTATACCACCAGCGAGTTCGCGCCGAACACCTTTACCACCGGCAAATACGTTGGCATCCTGGGCGACTTCCGCTACTACTGGATCGTCGATGCTCTTGATATGGCGATTCAGCGGTTGGTGGAACTTTATGCTGAAACCAACCAGACCGGCTTCATCGGACGTTATGAGGGCGATGGTATGCCGGTCCTGGAAGAAGCATTCGTGAGGGTGAAGCTGGGTTAACCCCCGGCTTCACTACTTTTAACAAGGAGGAAACGACATGAATTTGAGCAAAAACGTCAAGGTTGTATTCGTAAAGGCTGGGCAAGCGGCCGGAACCGATGCGGTCAACAGCGATCCCGTGGACATCACCAACTACGACGGCGTGCTTTTCTTCGGCAACATCGCCGTGGCGAATGCAGGAAACTTCCTGCAGATAGAGCAGAGCACTGACAACACCTTCAGCTCTAAGGCGGTGCTCACCGGCGCGAAGATGGTCACAGCGGGAAATAATGAAACCGCCTTCGTTGATGTCTACCGTCCGCAGGAGAAGCTGGGCAAATACCTACGGGCCAGCATCACCCGTACGGCTTCGACCGCCACAGGCTGCATCTATGCTGTCCTGTATAATGGCCGAATCAAGCCCGAGGACTACGCTGTTCTAGCGGTAAGCCCCGCGGCGAGCGCGTAGGAAAGGGCGGCCTTAACCGGCCGCCTTATCATTATTTGGAGGTGCGACATGACCCACATCACAAAGGTCTACAAAGATAAAGGCGGCGACCGTCAGGTTGTCGAGCCCGGCGGAGAGATCCTGCTCAAGGGCAAGCTGGTTCTCGATGTTGGCGCAGAAATCAACGATGGCGACGACGTCTATGTTGTGATCAGCGCCCAGAACGCCATCGACGATCTGGAGCTGACCGCATCGGATGACTATACCAAGACAGAACTCCAGGCCGTGGCCGACAAGGTTGACGCAATCCTTGCAGCTCTCCGGGCTGCAGGCATCATCAAGGCAGGTGCTTAACGTGAAGCTGATTAAAATGCGGACCCTGGCCGCCGGGCCCGACGGCACCCTTGACCCCGGCAAAACCTACCCGGTGAACGATAAAGCTGCAGCGGCCCTGGTTGACGGTGGCTTTGCTGACTACGCCGAGCCTCCACGTCTCGAAAAGGCAACCCGGCCCCTGGAGCCAGAAAGGGCGGTCAAGCCCGAGGCGGTCCACATCGGCGGCGGCTGGTATGAGTACGAAGGCAAGAAGTTGAGAAAGAACGACCTCCCGAAAGGGGTGCTGTAATGTGGCGCATCAGGAGATAACACAGATCCAGCGCTTCATCGGCGACGGCAGCGATATGCCTACTGAAAAAGTGCTGCCAGGTTCACTTTATTACAAGGTGACGGACGCGAATACCATCGTTGAAAAGTATATCTTTTTCGCCGGTGCCTGGTATCCGAAAGAAGTTGAGGAAGATTGAGGGTGATTAAATGGCTCTCAAGATCATAGTTCCCCCCATCACCGAGCCCGTCAGCCTCTCCGAGGCGAAGGCCCAGCTCCGCCTTGACATCGACGATGAAAAAGACCTGATCGAAGGCTACATCCAGGCTGCCCGGGAGGACTGCGAGGACTTCCACGGCCGCAGCTACATCGAGCGCACCCTGGAATACGTGCTTGACCGCTTTCCGATTCGCAACCGGATCATGCTCCCCCGGCCCCCGGTGCAGGAGATCCTGTCCGTGACATACATGGACGCTGATGGCGCCGAGCATGAATTTACCGAATGGCTGCCATCTCTTGATGAACCCCCCGCGGTTATCCTGAAGCCCGGCAGCTCCTGGCCCCGGGATAGGCTCTATCCGGCGGGAGCAGTCCGGGTACGATATAAGTCCGGCTACCCTGTGAAGGAATCGGAAATCCAGCACACCGGCGAAGAAGTGGGAACCGGCGACGATGAGGAAACAGAATTTGCCCTGAAAAACATCCCCGTTAAAGAGGACAGTGCAACGATTTATCTTGGCGGCGAACCGATACCCGGAGGATATGCCATAAACCACGAAACGGGGCATATTGTTTTCGATGAACCGCCTGGCGAGGATGTATCAATTACTGCAGATTACACGCAAGAAGTGGACGACCCCCGCGGCAATATTCCCTGGCACGTCAAGGCGGCCATCCTGCAGACGGTAGGCACTTACTATGAAAACAGGGAAAGCGTGGCTGGCCGCGGGCACGTGCCGATGATGATCCCCGGCATCGCCGAATCCCTGCTCTGGAAAACCCGCTTTTTCTTCAATGGCGAGGTAAACGACTGATGCGCGGCGACTACCGGGCCCGCATCGAGTTTGAGCGTGACGCCGGGGGGGGGCGCGACGCGGCTGGTCAACCCATCGTCAACTGGTGTTCTTTCCTGCCTCCGCTGAAGCGCTGGGCGAAGCCCATTCCCTCGCGCGGGCGCTCCTACTGGGCCGCGTGGGGTGTGGCGCAACCGCAGGCGGAGATCACCGGCATCTATGAGATCGCCTACGATAAAAGGCTCTACAGCCTGCTTGCCGCAGACAAAAGCAAAATCCGGGGGCGCATCGGAGACCGCATCATCTACATCGAAGCATTCTCCGACCCCACCGAGCAGCGGAAAATTATACAGCTGATCGTCAAGGAGGACCTGTAGATGGCGCTAAAATTCAAAATAACCGGCATGGACGAGTTGAAAAAAGAAATGAACCAGCTGATAAAAGAAATGAGAGAGGCTACTGGCGAGGGGGTGCAGGAAAGCGCTGAACGCCTAGCTGGGGTGGTTCGTCGTAACGCCCCAGAAGGCCCGACCGGGAACCTCGGGAAGGCCGTGACCACCAAGGGGCTTCCTGACAAATGGGGCTACCCACCAACGACCCTGGTCGGCCTTGACTACGGTATAGCGCCGCACCAGCACCTGGTTGAATTCGGCACCGCCCCCCGGCATCACAAATCCGGCAAATCGGTTGGGGCCATGCCAGCCAGCGGGTTCTTTCGGGCATCGATAGACGAAGCAGGCTACATCGTGGACATCATGCGGAAGCATGCCAAGAAGCCGATCAAGAAGCGGGGTGGTTAGGTGGTTGAAAAAGCGATACTGACGTTGCTCACCGATACCAGCGCAGGCCAGCGGATCTACCCGCTGGTTTTGCCTTTTAAGGTGGCGTTCCCGGCACTGACCTACCAGCGCATCAGCAACATGGGGCACCATGACATCAACGTCAGTTATCCCCGGGTGCAGTTCACGGCCTGGAGCGACAAGTTGATCACCGCTCGGCAACTGGCAGGCGAGGTCGAGGACCGGCTCCGGCGCTATAAAGGCGTGATTGATGGCTACCGCATAAAACAGATCGTCAAGATCCCATCCCCTGGCGATCTCTTTGACCGAGAAGCAGGGGATGCAGGCATGTTCTACATCCCGGTTGACTACCGGATCATTTATGAAGGAGTGAAATAGCGTGAAGCAAACAACTGTTCAAGAGGCGCGCAGTATCCGGTTTGGCTCCGGCAAGGTCGAGGTTGGCGAAACCATCGATAACATGGTCAACCTGGGTGCGATGCGCGACGTGCAGTTTGAGGAGACCTGGGACAAGGTTAAAGTAATGTCGGATAACGCGGGTGAGATCGCTATTGGCATCCGCAACCACCACGCGGCCGTGCAGGGGAACCTTATGGAAATCAACCTTGAGAACCTGGCCCTGATCCGGGGCGGGCTGGACAACTACAGCGAGGAAGAGGGCACGCTGGTCCCCGACGCCAAACAGGTGATCACGAAGGGAACCTGGGAGTTCGGCAAGTTCATCAAAATTGAGCACCAGAACCACGACCTGGGCGAAATAGACATCAGTAGCGTAAAAGGCGATCAAACAGACTATACCACTGTAGCTGGTGATTATGTTTTAGTCCAAGATGCTGCTGGCAACTGGGGTATCATCGTAAATGACAGCGAAGGTGGGGGCGGAACCAATACCGACATTGAACACACCCTGACCATCGAATACGAATACACCCCCGCAGCAAAGAAGGTCCTGGCCTCCGGCGGCAGGCTTTCCATCGCCCCCAGGGTAGTGCGAATCACCAACACCAACGAATTTGGTAAGGAGTTCCGAATCACCATCTTTGCCGCCGAAGTGGAAGGTGGAATCAACCTGGAGCTGCCCTCTGACGAGGACGAGGACCCCGCCATGACCGAGATCCGGCTTGAAGGCTCCTGTGACGAGAAGCGGACCATCGGCGAACAGCTCTTTGTTATCGAAGATGAGCAGACCGTATAAGGGGTGAGAATATGAGCAACGCTCCAATTATCCGCGACTTCGATAAGATCGTTAGGCAGGAACGCCGGGCCCGTATCGCTGGGGAAGAAGTGGACGTCACCAAGATCCCCAGCCGCGTCACCCTTGAGATGACCAAGTTTGTGGACAAGGGCATGGGTTCAGACGAAACATTTTTTAAGATGCTCGATCTCGTGGCCAAAGCGTGCCAGCCATCCAACCCCAAGATCACCGCTGACTGGCTGCTCGACAACACCGACTTCGACCAGATGATGGACTTCTGTGAGTTTGTGCTGGAGCCCATCCGCAAGCGTGCAGAAAAGGCTGAAAAGGCTGAGGGCGCAGAAGGAAAAAACTAACCCTTGAGCTGGGCAGGATTTTCGCCCAGCTCGGGGTCATGTATGCCTGGGCTCGGCCCGACTACCTCCTCGACCACATGAGCATCGAGGAGGTTTTTATGTACTACGACTACGGAACAGAGTTCGAGGAAATAAAAGCCACGATGCTGATCAGCAAACTCTCCGAAGCGATGGGTGGCAAAAAAACAACCCGGCGGCGGCGGGGCCCGCGTAGCGACAAGCCGGATAAAGCGGCATTCTACAAGCACTACGGCGACAAGATCAAGCGATCCGATAAAGGCGGTGAGAAGTAATGGCAG